TGGTTTGGTGTTTGGCGGTTGGTACACCGAAAAAGACGGTGGAACAAAAGTTGAAAATTTTGAAGAAATTTCGGGCGATGATGTGACGCTTTATGCTCATTGGTGGGGTGCTTGGAGCATATCTGAAGACCCGACATTGACCGAAAGCGGAAAAATTATTCGTTCGCTTGAGGGTTATCCGAATGTAACGGAAGAAAAAACAATCCCAAATTTATCGGACGAATCGGTGTGGACAAAAAAGTATACAAAACCGTCGACAATGACAGAAGAAGGATATGAGCTATATACCTCTGAATATGGTAATGTGAAGATTACATTGCCGAAGAAAGATTGGGAGTATGGTATTACTTATAAAGACGGCAGTGTTTATATTACCGTTACGGAAGAAGCTTCTTATATAGTCAGATTTAAGTGCGGAGATAATGTCGGAGACAGAAAGGTAATCACAAACGGTGCAGGTGAATATAGAGTGATGAATCCAAAGGATTTTACACCGAGCGGAACTGTTACGGCAACTCTGTATGACATCGAAATGAATGAACTTGCCACGGTCGAATATGAAGTGGAATAAGATTTTAAATTTTTAATCAAGTCATTAATCAGTAAAATGATTGATGACTTGATTTTTGATTGATGGATTGATATAATCAAATCAAGAGGTGAGGGTGTTGACAAACAACCGTCGTTTGAAATGAACGAGCGTATCATGGCAGATGTAATAGAGATTGCGGAGCTTGTAGGCAGAGTGAGCGTTACGGATAAAATATCAATGAATCCTACACTGCGACGAACAAACAGAATACAAACAGAATACAAACAGAATACAAACAATATGTACCTAAGCTTGTTCGAGAATTACTTGAATGGACGGAAAAAAGTGAAATTCATTTGCTGATTAAAAGCTGTTGGGGATATGTAATTATATAATGTTTTTTGAATTGAACATAGACAGGTTATTTTATGACCTGTCTTTTTTATGCCAAATAAATATTAATGTTTATTTAGCATATTATTTTATAGGGGTGATATTATGCGTGTTAAAATAAGACCACCTAAGAGTAAGCAAATATTTGAGTCGGAATTGTTGAAGATACTTTCGAGGAAACCAATTAAGCGCAGATAATTATACATAAACCAAGTGGAAAGGAGGTGCGGTATAATGAGAATGGCGGCATATTGTCGTGTCAGCACAGAGAAAGAGGAACAACTATCTTCTCTCGAAAATCAGAGAGAATTTTTCGAGCAGTACGCCGATAAAGAGGACGATACGTTGGTGAAAATATACGCTGACGAGGGTATCAGCGGAAAAAGTATGAACAAACGTGAAGCATTTACTCAGCTTTTGGAAGATTCCAAAACGGGAGCATTTGACTATGTTGCGGTAAAAGATATAAGTCGATTTGCCCGTAACACGTCTGATTTCTTATACGGTATCCGCACCTTACGTTCCAACGGTGTTGATGTCAGATTTTTGTCGAATAATCAGACGGTTATAGGTGAAAGCGAATTTGTATTGACAGTGTTTGCCGCACTTGCACAAGAGGAAAGCTCAAACTTGTCCAAACGTGTAATTTTCGGTAAACGTCAAAATGCGAAAAAAGGTCGTGTCCCGAATGTGGTTTACGGCTACAATAAAATAGATACATACACGCTTGAAATTAATGAACAGGAAAGTTATATTGTGCAGTTGATGTTTAAGTGGTATATAGAGGGGGAAGGCACGAGGCGGATAGCAATTAAGTTAAACGAAATGGCTATCCCGACAAAAAAGCAAGCTAAATGGGTTCCGAAAACCATACGCAGAATTTTGCAAAATCCAATATATATAGGTAAGATTATAAATAATAAAAGCGTTACAAAGGATTTTCTTTCGGGAACAAGAGAAGCAATTCCGCCGGAGGAATGGTACATACATGAACGCCCTGAACTTAGAATAATCAGCGATGATGATTTTGAGCTTGTTCAGCAGAAAATTAAAGAAAGACAAGAGCAATATAAAAATGACAATCCCGGCAACAGATTTTCAAACCGACACTTGTTTTCAAATTTGATTAAATGCGGTGAGTGCGGCAAAAGCTTTACCGCAAAGGTGTATCAATGGAAAAATCGTTATGTGAGATACCGTTGTTGTGTGCATAACAATAACGGTAATGCTCATTGTACAAACAGTGTTACGGTTGATGAGCAGGAACTGCTAAATGAAGTCAAAGCATATCTGCTTACGGCAATAGAAGATAAAAAAGCGTTTGCGGATAAGCTGATGAAACAATATCAAGCACAAACAACAAATGTTGATGTGTCAAAATTGACTGATACAAGACAGTCGCTTGAAAAACGTCGGAGTAAATTTAAAGAAATGTTTGCGGCGGATATTATCACAATGGACGAACTCAAAAAAGAAATGTCTGCCATTGATGAGGGTATGCGAAGTATTGACGAGGAATTAAAAGTTTATGATGAAATTCAGAAAAAAGCCACGCATATTGATGATATACATAAAGATATTGAGCAAATTCTCATGCAGAACGAATATACCAATGACGATATGAGGAGGATAATTGAAAAGATAGTTGTGTATCCGGATAAGTCGGTAGAGATATTTATGAAGTAAAATATAACGTGAATTTGTGTTATATTTAGTATAAGAGGTAAGCAAGTCGCAAAACGTGTTTTGAAGCAAATAAACAACCGTGACTATGCATCAAAAGCGGAGGAAGACGGTTACAAGAATATTATTAAATGCGGAGTGGTATTTAAAGGTGAAATGTGCTATGACGTTGCGGAGTGACAGTAAATTATAAAAAGACTTGTTGTGAGTAGAATCACAACAAGTCGTCATATTTTATCGGTTTTATATTTTTGGCAATCTGATTAAACCATAGGTTTGTTCCTCAATCGAACAGAGGTGCAAAGCCAATCCAATCAAGAGTATTTGCATTTTGTGGTCCGTGGTAGAGGTGGTAGACCCGATAACATTGGGTGCAAAGCTTGTTGATGTACGTGACAGAAAATCTTGTTGCTGTGATGATGATTTCGATTTGGCGTCTGTGCCTGCGTCGGTTTGCAGAGTGTTTGACGATCAGTTCGTAACAGGCAATGAGGCAAAACGTGTGTTTGTATCTTTGGGTATTTTCTCCATAATTAAAATCGAACGCCACGTTCAACTTCTTATCCCGTCATATGACTTCTGTATCCCTCAAAAAGAATGTGTAGGGGCAACAGCCCCCACCCCAAATAGACCATCTTTTTTTGTCGTAAAATCTTTGTTTCCTTTATAGTATCACATAACAAATTTAAAATCAATATTTATTGATAAATCAGGTATTTCATTCCATAATCTATCCGATTGACAGATAGATTATGGAATATATTTTAGTGCACAAGGATATATCTGTCTGTGAAATTGAAATATCCGACGCAAGTTTTTCTATTGAAAATGTAAGCAAAATATATAATCCCGAACATATTCCACTTGGCTTTTCGGAAAATGGAAAAATCAATCTAAGAAAATTTAACAAAAGATTTATTATATTTCGATATTTTTTTGTATAAATCGTTGATTTATTTTAGTTTGTGTGGTATATTTATTAAATAAAAAAATAAGGTGGGAGATACAAATGAAAACACAAGCGATTAACAAAATGTCCGTTACCGCTCCGATTTCGGGCAAAATTATTCCGATTACAGAAGTACCTGATTCAGTTTTTTCAGAAAAGGTTTTAGGTGACGGAATAGCAATTATACCATCGGACGGCAAGATATACAGTCCCGTAAACGGCGTTGTAAGTTCTGTTGCGGAAACGCTTCACGCATACGGATTTACGTCTGATGACGGACTTGATGTACTTGTACATTTCGGACTTGAAACAGTGAATTTAAAAGGCGAAGGCTTTAAGTCATATGTCAAAGACGGCGACAGAGTAAGTGTCGGTGATCTTGTGGCAGAAGTTGATATAGAATTACTTAAATCCAAAGGAATAAATATAATCACACCTGTACTTATTTGTGGCGGTGCGGAAGAACTTGATATGAATTTATGCAAAGACAAAACAGTTTACGCAGTTAAAACAACACTTATAAGTTTTTCATCAAAGGAAGAATCCATAAAACCAGAAACAGAAGCAAAAAACAAGAAAAGCGGTAAAATATTCGATACACTCCAGAAACTCGGCAAAGTGCTGATGGTTGTTATTGCGGTAATGCCTGCTGCCGGACTTATGATAAGTTTAGGTAAACTTGTCGGCATGATAGGCGGCGGAGATATTGCAATTATACATACAATCGGCAATGTTATGGAGAATATCGGTTGGGCGGTTATTAATAATCTGCATATCTTGTTTGCAGTGGCAATAGGCGGTTCGTGGGCAAAGGAACGTGCCGGAGGTGCTTTTGCGGCAGTTATGGCATTCATTCTCATAAACTGTATCACCGGTCAAATATTCGGTGTTACGTCTGATATGCTTAACGATCCGAACGCAATGACTCATACATTATTCGGTCAAGATATGATGGTAAACGGATATTTTGTATCGGTACTTGGTATGCCCGCACTTAATATGGGTGTATTTGTCGGTATAATTTCAGGTTTTGTCGGTGGCATTATATACAATAAGTTTTATAATTTCCGCAAACTGCCTGACGCATTATCGTTCTTTAACGGCAAAAGATTTGTTCCGCTTGTTGTCATAGTAGGTTCTGTTGTTGTTTCATTGGTACTTGCAGTTGTTTGGCCGATTATACAGCTCGGAATAAATTCATTCGGCAAATGGATTGCGGGTTCATCTTCAACATCAGCAGTATATGCACCTTTCATATACGGTACGCTTGAAAGACTTTTATTGCCGTTTGGTCTGCATCATATGCTTACCATTCCTGTAAACTACACTGCTTTGGGGGGTGAGTACGTAATTCAAACAGGTGCAAATATGGGTTCAACCGTTTACGGTCAAGACCCATTATGGCTTGCTTGGGTAAACGACCTTATCAATTATAAAGATGCAGGCAATATGAGTGCATATCAAAATTTGATAAATACAATTACTCCGGCACGTTTCAAAGTCGGACAAATGATTGGTGCAAGCGGTCTTGTTTTAGGCATTACACTTGCAATGTACAAAAGAGTCGATTTGGACAAAAGAAAGAAATACCGTTCAATGTTCTTCTCGGCAGGATTGGCAGTGCTTTTAACGGGTGTAACAGAGCCGGTTGAATTTATGTTTATGTTCTGTGCAATTCCTTTGTATATAGTATACGCAATTTTGCAAGGTTGTGCATTTGCACTTGCGGATATAATCCATTTAAGATTACATTCATTCGGTGATATTGAACTGATAACACGTCTGCCTATGGCTTTTAAAGCTGGGTTGGGCGGTGATGTATTAAACTTTGTAATTGCGGTTGTGGCATTCTTTATTATCGGATACTTTGTCGCATATTTTATGATTGGTAAATTTAAACTTGCGACACCAGGACGACTTGGTAATTATACGACAGATACAGATGACACTGCACAGAAAGAAAAAAGTACATCATCTGACGGTCAGCCTGAAAGAATAATTGCACTTTTGGGAGGACGGGAAAATATAACATTAGTCGACGCATGTATGACAAGACTCCGCGTTACTGTAAAAGATTCATCAAAAGTCGCTGATGAAACTGCATGGAAAAAAGAAGGTGCATTGAATTTGTTTGTTAAAGGAAACGGTGTACAAGCGGTTTACGGAACAAAAGCAGATGTACTTAAATCTGATATTAACGATATTTTATAAGATAGGATTATAAATATGAAACTTATTACTCTAAATACACACAGTATTACCGAACCGAATTATTATGAGAAAATGCTGATTTTAGCAAAGGCAGTAGCAACAGAATTGCCTGATGTTGTGGCACTGCAAGAGGTAAATCAGACTATTGATATGCCCCTTATAGAGGGGAAAACACTTGTAACGTCAAATGCCGATATTCGTACAGACAATTATGCGGAGGCCTTACTCAATGAATTAAAAAAGCTTGGCGTTTCGTATAACTGCGTGTGGTTGCCGATTAAAATCGGTTACGGCAAATATGATGAGGGATTGGCGATTTTAAGTCGCTCTCCTATCATTGATACAGATAATGTGTTGATAAGCAAATGTAATGATTATTCCTATTGGAAAACACGCCGTATTATCGGAATAAAAAATGAATTAGGTTGGTTTTACAGTGTCCATATGGGTTGGTGGAATGATGAGGAAGAACCGTTTAACGAACAGTGGAACAATCTTAATAATCATCTTAGCAACAAAAAAAACGTATGGCTTATGGGCGATTTTAACAGTGACGCAAATGAAATCAACGGCGGATATAATCTCGTAAAAGAGTGTGGTTGGTATGACAGTTTTAATCTCGCCAAAGAAAAAGACAGCGGATTTACCGTCACAAAAAAAATAGACGGCTGGAAAGATAAAGATATTTCCGATAAACGTATTGATTATATTTTCTGTAACCATACTGCTGATGTGACTAAATCAACGGTTGTATTTGACGGCACAAATTACGATGTTGTTTCAGACCATTTCGGGGTTATGATAGAAGTTGAATAAGTAAAAAATGTGGACAATCTTCAATTACTGTATAAGCAGTATTAGAAGCTGTCCACTTTTTTATTCTTTCACAAGTATCTGCTTTAAAGAACAAAAGTCAATTATAAATATATTGGTTATTTGACACTTTGACAATTCAGCACAGAGGATATTTTGAACGGAAATATATAAAGTCCGCTAAATTGGACTCTGTTTGTTGTAAAATTTAAGCATAGAAAGGCTAAATAAGTCTGAATATTTCATTTACTTATTTTGTATATGGTGATATAGTAGTAATACGGTGATAGGGTGGATAAATATGGAATGGACAAAGGGTAGAAAGGTTATGGCAGTAATCGGTGGTATTGCTATACTGTTTATGATATATGGAATTGTGCATTTTATCATAATGAATAATCAGTATAATAAAGTAATAGAGGTAATAAAGCAAGGCGATTATACAAGAGCGGAAGAAATGCTTATTGATATGAATGTAAAGCACAAAGATGATAATTTGGAAAGGTCAGAATTTGGACGTTGTTCTATGCTTTTATACGAATGTGAAGATGTGGATAATTTGAAACATTATTTTGCAAATTCGACTCGTTCATCATCCGGTTCTTCACATTCAAAACGTTTATACGGATATTCGCACGGAGATTCAAATCATAGTTCTGATTCGTATAATGTACATAATTATGATGATCCCGAGGATTTTTATTATGATAACGAAGATGATTTTGACGGAATAGATGATGCGGAAACATATTTTTACGACCATAACGATTGATTTATGCAGAGGAGAATTTTTTTATGAACATATTTACTCAAAAAGCAAAAGGGCTTATAGAAGAAAACTCATATGCTGAGGCGGAAGATATTTTGTTTTTGACAGATTCTCTTGTCGTAGTTTTAAAATATGATTACGAGGATAAGAAAGTTTTAATAAGATAATTTGACGACGTGGAATCTCAAATTTGTGGAGGTAATCTTATGGAATACATGAGAATAACAAATGAAAATATAGATAAAGAGCATATTTGTTGTGCGATGTC